CCAGTATCAGCTACTAAATTAGCAAGATTAGTTTTTTGTAAAGTAGCCGCATCTTGCTCTGCTTTGGCAGCATCTTGTTGTATTTTGTTTTGCTGTTGTTGGAGAATAAACTGCTGTTCTTGCATTTTATTAGCTTGAACTTGTTGCACATCAGGTGCAGCAGCCATATTTTGTTGTAGCTTAAGCGCAGCATCACTGCCAGCAGCTACGTCAGTCATTAAGAATGCCATGATTGATCCTTAATAACTTGCCATGAAATTTTCTGCACCTGTTGCAGTATTGCCAAAATCAGCACCTGCTCCAGAAGTGTTTACTGGAGAACTGTATTGATAGTTGTTAGAAGCATTAGCAGTGCTTCCACCAAACTGTCCAGCAAGAGTACCTAGCGCACCTAAACCTTGACTAAAGCCTTGTTGGTTTGCTCCAGTCTGATTTAAGCCCATACCAGCAGCAGTAGCAGGATTATTAGCAGCGCCAGAGCCTTGTGCAAGTCTGTTAAGGTAGTCAGTCATAAAACCATAATAGCCTTGTTGACCAACTTTTTGTAACTCCATTTGTTCGTTGCCAGAATACAACATCCCAGACTTAGCAGCAGTTCTTTGGGACGTTTTCATAGCAGGGTCAAGAACACCTGTTTTGTATTGAGAAAACCCCGGCATAGCTTCAATGTTACTAGAAGCACCCGGCTGCAAATAATCGCTATACATCTGCCCTAATTTACCTCGATAAGGAGAAAATGGATCAGCCATGCTTTGTGCTTGAGCACCAGTAGGTGATCCACCAAAGCCCAACATTTTGCTAACTCCACCACCAGTAAGAGAGTTAACTCCAGACGCAATGCTGACAGCTTCTATAGCAGTTAGACCAAAAGTCATTTTAATTCTCCGTAATCAATTCTTTAGTTGAGTCAATTAGACCAAGTTCTTTGTACGATGAAGCAATTACTTCTTCTTCCATCTTGTCTAGGTTTTCTTCGCCTAGATGTTTTGTGAGATGCACTGTTACCCAGAGAGTATCTTCCTCTGCAATAACAGCTCGTTTAAGACCTACCTCAGAAACAAAGATACAAGGAGCCTCAAAATACTTTGGCCCAAACTCTGTTGACACAGACACTTTACCTTGCATGATAAAGTTTAAATGCTGGTGTCTATGGATTTTACCTACAATTAGAGTTCCTTTGGGAATAAACATTTGTCTAGCGTAAGTACCGCAGCCATAGTTCTCATCAATAGGAGCGTAATAGTGGGTGAGTTTGCAGTCAGGCAACTTGTTTTTGACAACACCGTCTGCAATCATCTTTAACATTCCTTCTTGAACATTAAGAATGTTCTCACGAAACTTTACTTTTTTAACAGTGTTATCAGTAACAAGATTTGTCATCTGCGATACCTTCCACCACCAACTTGTTGCTCTTGATCCATCTCACCAATTCTAAAATCAACTTCAGCAGAATCTAAACGAAGAGGCACATTACCAGTGACTAAAAACTCCCAAGCTCTACGTCTGTCAGAACCACTTAGGTATACTTGAGAACGTGGAGCATTGAGGTCTACAGTCCTGTAACTAGACCACGTATTGTAATCGTCACCAGTATGCCGTATTTGCATAGTTGCAACAACCTTGTCCCCAATAATTTCTAACCTACCGTAAAACTTACGTTTTGTACTACCGTTGTCTATGATGTCTGTAACAGTACGGCAGTAGATAGATTGCCCATTGTCTTGGTATGTGTTGACATCAAACTTATATAACATAGCTGAGTAAGCATCTAAAACATAAGGCACACCATTTAACTCTGCATAGAAAGCAGGTTTAAAATAATACTCTTGGTACGTTCCTGGATTAGGAAGATTTGCAGTTTGCAAACTGTATTGAGTCCATGTGTACCACATCTTTTCTGTTAAATCATATACAAGTGTTTGACCAATATCTTTTAAAGTTAAGATATAAAAAGTGTGCCCACTTATTGTGTAGCAGTAAGCAAATACACTACTACCTTGAAAAACACCTGAGTCTAAATGTTTATCAATATTAGCTGTAGACACACGAACAGGTGACACACCATCCATAATGTACACAGACTTACCATAAGCTTTACTAGTGCCTATCCACAACACAGTGTTACTAGTAGCAACAATAGAGTCTCCAACAGCACAACCTACCTCAGATGTATAGCTTCCAGCTAATCCAAGTGGAGAACCAGCAGCATTGCCAACATCATAAAAGAATTGAGTACTTACTTTTCCAAAAGCTACAAGGTAGTTAAGGTGTTTAGCAATACCCACAAGAGAGTCAGAAGTTTGTTCAAAACTTAAAAAGTCTAAAGCGTTCCAAGACGTAGGATCACCTAACCCAGAGTTATATATGCGGTTACCAGTTGGGACAGGTACAGGGTCTGAAGACATAGCAGAAGGAGCTGTAGCTACAAATACGTAGTTATCTAAAAACACAACGCCAGATACAAATGGCCCAGTAGGAAAAGAATTAAGAATAGGAGTTAACGAGCCATTAGACCCTAAGTCTGTAAAAGTAATTGTTCCACTAACAGCACTTACATGAGCTAAGTCTACAGTGATGGTAGTGCCATTAATGTTTGTCACTTTAGCATTAGGAGCTACACCAGTCCCTGTTACAAACATGCCTACATAGATGCCTGTGTTATTAGAAACAGTAATAGTAAACAAGTTAATAGTGCCAGTGCCAGTTGGAGTAACAACACTGGGAATGTTAACGCTGCAAGTACCTGCACTAGTTAAACCTGTACCACCAGCGGTAATAACAACAGCATCAATATGCCCATCAACAACAGTTGCAGTTCCAGTAACACCTGTGGCAGAAAATGTCAAAGTAATTCCTGCACTGTAATTAAGTCCAGGATTATCAATAGTTACACTAGACACTCTATCGTTAACAACAGATGAAAATGTTCCGTCTTTTTTAAGCCAGTACCCATTTACTCCGTTGTGAAAAAACAAGTAAGCATCTAAAAATGTGCTAACAAAATAAGTCTTAGTGTTTGATGCTGACGTAGTTCCAATTGTTGTAACAGCATATCCATAAGGATTAATTTTATAAACAACATCATAAATAGCAGAAACTAAATATCCGTTGTATGCTGTTAAACCTTGACTGTAAAGCCACGATGCTGTAGATGCAACTTGTGCAATAGGCACAAGACCAGGACGTTTAATAAATTCTCTTTTTTGATCTCTTGTTTCAAAATAACAATTAGAAGAGTACGAGTCTTTAGCAAAAGTTCCGTTACGAGATTCAATGGGCTGTGTTAATGGAATACGTTCAGTAGTCATGCTTACCGTCCGTAAGAGTTGTTGCTAGTAGAACGGAAGTTAGGTGCAAAGAATGTACTAGAAGCTTCAACGTCCCAATCAGACAACAGTGTTTTATAGGCTGTAGCTCGTAAACCAATCTCTTGTCTAGCGTTCATAGGAACACCGTATTCAAGAGCTAATTGATCTGCAAGATTCCATACTAAACAATTCATCCACTCATTAGGAAAGTCTGGAATGTCTAAAGCACTAGTCAAATCATCTATAGGCAATTGAGCAATAATGTGTAACTCAAGATTAGTTTGAGCGTTAAGATCAGGAGTAAGATATACGTACAACACACCATTTAATTTACGTGGATCGTAAAAGATAGTATTAGCAGTACCAGTAGAAAACTTAGACCCAAGTACGTTGTACTCTTGTTTAGATACAAGCATCACAGGAGTATCAATAGGAGGAGTGCTCTGCATGTTCCTATAGAACCCTTGAATAGCCTTTAAAGGCTTATCAGTGATGGCAACTGTAGGATTAAGAGAGTCATACATCAAAGTAGATGTAGAGCCTCCTAGAGTGTACGTAGTCTGTCCAGACGTTAAAGGAATAATAAGCTCACATATTTTCCACAACTTTAGTCCATCTGTACTTAATTGTTTAATGAGCAAATTTAAAGACATAGCAGCGTTAGCCACTGTGTCTGGATCAGGAGAAGAACCAATTTCAAGCACACCTAGCTTACGAAGAGCTAAAGTAATAACTTGGTCGCGTGTGACTGTGTAAGTGCTGCTCATGTAATGCCTGTAAAGTCGTTTAAGCCGGGGTAGAGTTTACCTGCTACAGCACATCCAGCAATAGCTGTAGGAGGCATAGCTATAGACCCTTCCATAGTACACACTGGGAAGTAACCAAAATTAATATCTGCTCTAGCACAATCTGCTACTCCGTAGTCGGCAATGCCTTGAGTAGTAATAGGGGTACAAACAAATATAAACTGGTCTTGTTGTTCTGCTCTAGACCATTTGGGAGCTTGTATGTCAGCTACACC